ACTGTTTGGTTTTGATTGTTCTGTTGGTGAAATAACAGAGGAAATGAAAAAAGAAACAACAGATACAGAGAAGCAACGACCTAAGTATATGCAAGTAGAAACAGGTGGTAAAAAGTTCTGGACTACAGGTGAACTACTAGCTATGGCACAGGACTGTGAGAAGTTATTTGATAACGACCAGATGGATATGGGTATTAATTTCCACGGTGAAGGTACTCTTGCCGCCGCAGTTTGGGAAGCATCTAAACGTGGTAAGGAAAAGTATTACACAGAGTTGCTAGATGTCGCTGCTTAATGATAAACAAGAACGGTTTTGTCAAGCCTATATCCTGCACAGAAATGCTACAAAGGCGGCAGCAACTGCAGGATATAGTGAGACCTCTGCCCATAACCAAGGCCATAGGTTATTACAAGATGAACGAATCAAAGAACGGATTGACGAACTCACAAATGAGATCTCAACAGATGTTGATGTTATCTCAGAAATCGAAAAGCAGTATGAGGTTGCTCGTAATGCGGGGAATGGTAACACTGCTCTCAAGGCTCTTGAACTTCTTGCAAGGGTACGAGGAAACAATGCAGATGAAGTCAGTACAGATGAAGAAACATTGGAAATGGAAATCGTCAATGCCATCAGAGTAATGGGCTTTGAGAAATCATTTCAGCTTTTTGAACTAGCGTTTCCCGAAGAATTTACTAGCACTACGGACACCGAAGCTGGCAGCGACAATGACACCTAGTGTATACTGATACCAGTCAGGCATAGTTGCCAACGCACCAAAGCCATCAGCTACAATTGTCCTGCCCCAGTCACCACAAAAACTAAGTATCAATGGTGCTGAGAAAATTAATGTAAGCCACTCATCTTTCCAAGAAGACGCAGAAGCATCAGCCATTTTAAGGTCCCAGTCTATTTCACCTGTGGCCTTCTTCTGCATGACAATAGCTTCAGCTTTGGCGTGGGCTACCTTTGCATCTGTCTTGGCCTTTGATGTTTCTACTGAACCTTTCAACCAAGTACCTGCTAATTCTGCAATGGGTCCTATTAGAAGGTTTAACATAAGCCTCTCCTGTTATTTGTAATATTTGACCGAACATTAGTACAGCCTATTATGGCTACACTTAATACGACCACCTTTTTTAAATCCGATTTGTTCCGCTATGCTTTTACCTTTTTTATCTTCAGGTTTTTCAGCAGGACCTAAGTATTCTCTAGCCTTTCCGCTATCATATACTTTATACATACCTCTACCTATTTTTTTAATAGTATATCCCTTACCTTCAGACATTAAAACTCTCCTGACTTCATAGCTTCTGACAAAATTTTGGCTCTGCGTCCTACCTGCCTAGCCCATCTCGAATCTAACATTTCTCTTGATGCGGCTTCCCAATTTTGTTCGTGTATAGCATTCCACATAAGTTTAAACTTACATAGACGTGGAACTCCCATATTAAATGCCATGTCCATCAGTATAAGTTGACGTACACTGTCTAGATCTTCTACACATTTATGTACACGACATAATTCATTCTCTACTATTGCAATGTCATTGAGGGCTAGATACCTTGCATCGGCTTCAGATATTCCATGTTCATAGATCACCTCCATACTAGGGATGTCAAGGTAATCTAGCTCCTCTTTACTGATACCACGGTCTTTTAAATTTCTACCTATGCCGATGGTATCAATTCCTAATGTATCTTTATAAACTGTAAGCACAAGACCCTCATGCTCTACAAGCTTATCTAAAAAATGTGAACGATTGTATTTCATTTTACCGTCCTTGATTCAGAAATCCTATGGTTAGATGTACCAGGATTTTTACCTTCGTGGTTCATCCACACGGCGAATGCTCCTGTCATTGCCCCTGTTACTACAGATACTAAACCAGCCTGTGCTGCAGTTGGATCTGGTAAGGTCATAAACCATTCGACCACTCGCCAACTCATTGTTGTCATGACAAGCATCATTAATCTTGGTAATAGTTTCCATTCTAAAATCTTCTCAGCAGCCATTAAAAATATCCACGCATTAAATCTTTTAGTGCATCATTGGATTGATAGCCTACCATACCACCTAAGTTAAAGTGTGCATCTGCAGCACCGCCTCCACCTACGGCACCACCGGAGGTAGAACCAGAAGACGATGAAGACGAGGAACCAGAGGCTTCGTCAGCTTCTTGAGCTACAGCAGCAGCCATTCCAGCCAATTCACCCATTGCATCAGATGACGTACCGCCATCAGTCTGACTAGGTGTAGTATCTGAAAGTGCCTGTGACACTTGACTTGCAATTGGACTTAAATCCATAGTCATGTTTGCAATATCAGGGCTGATTCCAGGGATATCTCCTATACTTAAACCTCTATTACTCATGCCTGGTGGTGATCCTACAGAAGCTGTATCAGTAGCTAATCCTCTTGGACCGCCTCTTGCTGTAGGTGCTGTAGCTTGGTTAGCTTGTGAAACAGCCCCTGCAATACTAGGTGTACTAGATTGTTGATTAGCTACGGCATTCAGAGCATCAATCCCTTTATTACCTGTAGCAGTAATACCAGATGAATAACCTACAGGTGCTGGTAGATTACCTTTAGAAGCCAAAGACTGTTGTGCCGCTGCAGTAACAGCATCAAGAACATCTTGTTTTTCCTTTTCTATCTGTGGGTCATAAGCAATAGGCGCACCTTGATAGTCTTTTCTACCTGAAGCTATTGTTGAGTTTGGTACACTAGGAGAGTGGGCAGTAATACCAGATGAATAAGGAGTAGGAGCAGCCATATTACCTTTGTTAACAGCAAGGCTTTGGTCTAAAGGACTTTCAAGACCTATCACAGCCCCTGGAATTGTGCCAGCAAAGACTGATTTAACAGAATCCAAAAATCCTAAATCTTGTTGTCGTGCCGCACCATATGTATTTAACGCACCCAAAGTAGCAAGACCAAGGCCATAAGCAGGGTTCATACCGGCAGCGGTTCCTAAAGTTCCTATAGTATTCAAGCCTTGTTGAGTTGCTGTAGGACTGGATGATTTTGATTGCTGTGAAGCAGGGTTAGCACCTCTGTTTACTCCACTTGCAATTGCATTATAGCTTCCTTGATCTGCCATTTTATTCGTCCTCTATTATTTTTGTTCCGTTTAATGCGCTATAATAATTTATAATATTGTCGTACGGTATAGGCGCACCAGAGTATGATTGCGCTCTTCCATAATTAGGAATACCTGCCCTAAATCTATTTGCTCTGACATCTGACAAAAAGTTTAAAGTATCTTCTGGTATTTTTTTAGAAGGATTTCTAAAGTTCAAACCCTTAATAACCTCTGGAACATAATCATCACCAAACAAATCTTCAAACGATTCATTTATAGATTTTAATTCTTGGTATCCAGCAAGCCGTTGCCTTTGAGACTTATCATATGCATCATATATTTCTCTAGGTGTAGCATTAATATTATCTAAACTGTCAGTAAATATTTTATCCGACTGTCTGATTTTATTTATAGAAGGATTCAAAGCTGATTGAAGCCTAGCCGTTAAATCTAATCGTTGGTTACGTAAACCAAAGAATGCAGGTATACCAACGTCACCACCAAAGGCTTGATCACTACCTGAAATTGTAAAGTCTCCTGGACCTACACCTTCTGGAAGATTTTTACCATCACCAAACTCACCAATCAAAGGTGATACAAACTTAGTACTGCCTGCCTTGCTTTGCTCATAGGCATATCTTTTCTTTAAAAAGTTTGCTATACCTGGAGTAAAAGGACCAATAGCAATACCCGCAGCGTTCTGAAGTTTTCCCATAACAGAAGGTTCATTAGAATAATTCTTACCATCCTGTAAATCTATTGCCGCTTTTAATAGCATTGATGGTTCTACAAAAGTACCTACTGCATTTTCAAAAGCAATAAGAGCAGCTTTTCCAGCATAAGCAGGGTCTGTTATTCCTTCATCAGCAGCCGTGTGAATAGCTTTTGCCACAGTTCTTAGATAACCAAATGGATCTAAAGGACCTACATTTAAATAATTAACACCCACTTTTCCAAGTTTATCTTTATTAATACCACTTAAATATATTCTATCTTGAAATGTTTCATAAGAAGGTACAGCATTATTAATTGCTTTTTCCTGCTTATCTGAAATATTATTAGTGTGTCTAGATGTTTGTGACCACATGCTAGGAGCAAGAGCAACAGCCGTAGTACCAGCGGCTCTCTTTGCTGCAGCTTTCATAAGTTCTTTATTACCACTTGCAAGATCATCTAATGTATAA